GGTTGTGTCATACAATCCATAGAACCCTATATCAACAGCATCTGAACTATTGTTGCCACTTGCTAAAGATATAAGAGGGTCTTCTACAGCAAGGGTAGATGTATTAACAGTCGTTGTTGTTCCACTAACAGTAAAATTACCATCAACATTAACATTACCAGCAAATGTAGCATTGCCACCATTAGCCATATCAAAAACCAAAGCTTGAACTGTCGAACCATTATCACCTAAAATATTTAAAAAACTTTTTGTACTTGGAGCTTTTATATTGACACTTGTATCATTACCTTTAATTTCTATAAACTTACCTTCTGACCCTTCATGCAATTCTATGCCACCATTAACGAGTTTTAGAAAGTCACTAGTATTTCTAGCAAGTTTTAAGTTACTATTTGTAATAGTATGAATATTTGTTTGCGATGTGTTTAATGAAACCTCTCCACTAGAAAGAGTAAAAAAATTACTATTGAATGAAGCAATACCTTTATTAGAAGTCGTAGCATCTTCACCAGCAATAGTTACAGTACTGCCAGTAGCACTAGTGTCTATACCTTCACCACCAGTTATTGTAAATGTTTCACCCAGGGTATTCGTAGCACTACCACTATCTGAGGATAAGGTAATGTCATTAGCAGTAACTGCACCACTAGAAACTGTAAAGTTTGTAGAGTTAAAACTTGCAATACCTTTGTTAGAGCTAGATGCATCTTCACCAGCTATTGTTATTGTATTTGATGTTCCTGAAGTATCTATGCCTTCACCACCAGCGATAGTCAAAGTCTCAGACGCATGGTCAATATTTATTGCACCACTATCACTTCCTACATCCAAAGATAGACTTGTAAACATTTCAGGGTTACCAGTTGTAGAATTAAATCCTAATAACTTTCCTAATCGATCTGCCTTTACTGGTAAAGTCATGTCAGCACCACTAATAACATCATGATCAGCTTGTCGTAATGATCGATCTAATTCTTCATTAGTCTGCTGGTGAATAAACATATTGGTATCAAAATCAGATTCCAGGGAAGCTGAAGTAAGCTGACCACCTGAAGTGTAAACTGATGTCCTGGTCAATGGTATCTTGCCTAATAATGTTATAACTTGAGATGAAGTAGGGAAGTTACCACTTGTAAAAGAAACTGAACCACCACCAGTAGAAGCATTGAGTGTTACTGTGTAATGTGTTGTTAAAGTTTTCTCAGTACTATCTACTAATACTTTGATTTCATCAGTGGCATTTATTTGAAATGTAAATGCAAAAGGACCAGCAGTACCATTACCATTAAACTGTACTCTTCTCGTTTGTGCTGTTACATCATATGTTGCCATTGTAGATTACCTCTCTAGTTTTTATACACTATTCATTTGCACTTGTTAATATTTTTAGTCTGTCATCTGTTTTTAACATTATGTCCATAGCACTATCTCTTGCGTCTTTTAAAATCCCATTAAGCATATTATATTTTTCTTCGTCATCTACTTCTATTTTGTATTCATTAGAATTTATCATTTCATTTAAAGCTGGTAGCAAAGCCTGAGATGCATTGTATCCAGGATCGCCTACTGTTAAACTATACTTTGAATTTATTCTATTTGAATTGTTAACAAGTGTTACATATCTATTGAATTGTTTGTCAGACAATTCTACACCATTATATTTTTTTCTATGTGGACCAAAAACATAACCTCTTTCTGATAATCTAATAAGTTCTTTATCTAGATTTGTGTAACCACCTTGCATAATTTTAAATGGACTTACATATTCATACAATTTACCACTGCCTTGTTCTTTAATGTTACCCCAAAAATCTAATCCTGGTTCAAGCTGATTACTAAATTTTGGATTACCTGACTTTGCTTTATTCAATGCCCTATAATAACCCTTCATTACTTCAGGGAAATAAAAGTCATTAGCATCATCTATTTGTTCTTTTGTTAACATAGTGTTGCTTGATTCAGGGTTGCCTACTCTTTCAAGTGTCCTGGTAAATGAACTTGCTCCTGGTAGCTCCATGCTCTCAGGTAGATAAGTATTTATTTCATTAGTTACAGTCATGCCTACATTTGTGCCAAGCTCTCCTAGTGTTTTTTGTAATCTTGTAAAAAATTGATCTTTGTCACCATAGGGATTACCAGCCATTCTAAATATGTCAGATACACCTTGAAGAAAGGGGAGGTTCATTGCATATTCTGCTATAGCAAGAGAACCAGCTTTAGCTAAATTCATCAACACGCCCATATCGTCTTCTTGTTTTGCATAGTAAGCATAGTCAGATGCCATAGCCAGTATGCCTGACAATGGATCAAGTCTACTAAATGTAATGTATTTATATTCACCATTATCTTGTTTTACACCAATTGAATATTGAGGAACTTTAGCAGATGTCATATATCTTCTAGCTTTGTAGTTTGTAGGACCTGAACCAGTAACGACAATATCATCTCCATAATCACCATTTGCCAAATAAACCATACCAGCAAATAATGAATTCCCCAAAACAAGTTTTGATAATGCTTTATCAAATTCTCTTCCTGAGATTGGACCAGCACCAAACATATCAATGCCTTGCAAGTTATCAGGTAAATTTTGTTTAAGAGCTTTATATATTGGTGAATAATTAAATGTTCTATCAAAAACTTCTTTTACAATGTTTGTGGGTGTTTTAGAAAAAGGCACAATTATTTTCATTCCAGGAAGGTTAGCTGTATTTACTAATGTTGCCCATGCTCCTTTTGGATCATCAGTAAAGGTCATGACTTTAGCTTCACTAGCCATAATTTCTGCTACGTCTGCTGGTGGTTCAAGAATTATTTCTGTATATTTTTTTTCAGCCATACGTTTTGCTGTTTCTTTATCTACACCACCTCGTATTGCTTCTTCGTAAGTTATCATTTTTCTTCTATATGCTTCACGATAAAGAACTTTTCTTTTTGATATCACTTTGAAAAACTCATCTTCTGAAGCTAAAAATCTTCCTGGTAATCTTGTAACAACTCCAAGCATATTTACAGCCATAGGTAAGTAATCACCTTTGTTCCCCATCTCCATGATATGTGCTAAATTATCTGTGCTACCTATAGAAGTTTTTCTTTTCAAATCAATTTTAGTTGCAAAGTCTCCAGGCTGACCAGTTGCAAACAAAGTAGTACCCATAGATTTTACAGCATCAAACAAAGCCATTCTAGCTCCGTAAGCTTCTGCTGACATTTCACCCATGTAAACTCTATCTCCAACTTGTCCAGTTCTTCCACCCATCGTTCTTGCTGTTCCTATCAAACCAGCTATACCAGTTTCTAATGTTGATGAAATCTGAAACATTGCATTACCAGCCATGTTTACTATGTGTGTTACTGGTGAGCTAAGAAGGGCATTTATGTATATCTCCATAGCTATATCATAACCTCTGAGCCAAGGATTTCTTTTTGTGTATTCTGCTTTTCCAGTTTTAGGTAAACTTAAAAATGCTTGTGCATGATAATCTATAAGACCTTCATCTAAATCTTTGACAACTTCATTTAATCTTGTGCCATACTCACCTATATTTATGTTTGCTAATTTTTGTATATTAGAAGCTACAGCACCACCCCTCATCATCTCTGAAAGGTTGCCTGATACTTGTGGAACTAAATTAGATTGTATAGTTGAGATAATACTTAGCTCTCTAAATATCTGTTGTTTTTCGCCTAAATCATCTGTCTTTGTTATAGCCAAAGCTTTATCTTGTATTTCTTGCCCAAGCTTCAACATCATTATTAAACCACCAACTAAATCATCGGAAGGTAATATTTCACCAGGCTTTCTATTTAAAAATTTATATACTATTTCTCTATACCCAGTCTGTTGAGCCATAGTAATCAACATTTCCATAGTTTGGGTAGGTCTTCTCAGGTGTTCAAATAATTCTTTGTTTTGTTCTTTTATACTTGCAAACATTGATGATAAATCAACAGTTTGTTCTCCACCTTCTTCTTTAAATATTAAAGCTATTCTTTTTAAATTTAGACCAGGTCCTTTGTAACCAGTATCCTTGATTGCTTTATTAAGAGCATCAATACCAGTTTCATCCATACCTTTTATAACAAGATCACCACGATCACCTTCAGTAACTGGATTTTCAGGCAAACCTTCTTTATGTATTCTTTGTTGATCTTTATCTAGTTTTTTTAGTAACTCAAATGTTTTACCAAGAATATCAACCATCTTGATCACCCCCTAATCCAGGAGTGTCATCTGCTCCTGATTGTTTGTCTGTTCTGTATTCTTTGTTGAGTTCTTCGTTTCTTGTGAATCCATATTTTTCTGAGTAGTCTTTGTCGATGTCATCGATCCTTGGCTGGATTTCTTTGATGATATCACGAACTCTCCCTGATAAATCGGATGATCCTTCTCCAGATATTGCATTGATATAAGCTTCGCCATTTTTATTTACACTCCAATCGTTGCCTACATAACCATTTTGACTATGAAATTGCCCAGCTCTTACACCAGCATCATCGTCAAGCTTCAGCTTACTTATAGCATTTTCCATTAATTTAGTAAACTCTTTGTTATCAAACTCAAGAAAATCAAAATTTATTATTCTTACACCAGTTTTTGTAGATATTGGATTGTAATCGCTATGACCTGATAATTCTCTTAGTATCTCGGCTAGTTGCTTAATTTCTCCTTCGCTAAACTGCCTTCCTATATCTAGTTCCATACCATTTGCATCTTTCTTAGTAGGATTAAACCAAGGTCTATGCCAACCAACACCATCTTGCTTCATTAATATTCCACGAGTTGCAGAGTAAGCATTTATAAGTTGTTCAGTTGATGGGTCAACCTTACCATATTTAGGACCTTTGTATTGTCGTGGAGCAACAAACTCTGTTTGAGTTCCTGGACTTACTTTACCTTCAAAATAACCTGGTGCTTCAAAGTCACCAGGTGTCATTATGCCAAGCTTTTTGGCTATAATATCGTTACCATCTTTATCTAAAAATGCTTTGGATATGTCTACATGGTAATCAACTTGTACATTGTACGGAGATGTAAACATTTCTTTAAGGTGATTTCCAGTTGCACCTGGTATGCTTTCCCAACTAATTTGTCCAAGATTATCATTTAGTGCATTGGCATAATCAAACCCAGCTTTACTTAAATCAATTCCTTCATCTCTTGCTTTTGTTGCAACCCATATAGATGCTTGAACTTGATGAGGTTGCCAACCCAACTCATCTGCAATTTTTTGTGTTTCTCTTGTTATAAATTTATATTGTTGTTCAGATGGCATATCGGTTTTGTAACCAAAAGCTCTTAACATCCATATATCTCCAGTAACTGGACCAGCTCTAGACGGATCAATATGTATCATTAAGTTGTTGTAAAAATCATCAGTTTTTCTACCACCCCAATCTTCACCTTTAAAAATTTGTTCAAGCCTTTTTGACATAGCTTCAGGGAATCTACCAGTTCTTATAGGGTTTCCAGCTTTGAACTGTGAGTACGCTTGTATTGCATAATCAAAATTTGATTTTACTGGTGTTCCTGGCGAAGTAACAGCTATTGCTTGTATGATTTTATCAGCTTCATCAACATCACCACCTACAGCATCTAGAATATACTTGCCTGATCTTTCATACCAAAACCTACCACTTTTACCTTCTTGTGCTAACAACCTTACTTTTGTTCTAAGTGAGCCAAGTTTCTGTGGTGAATTTATTCCTTGTGGTCCACCTATATATTGACCAGTAGTGCCAACTCTTTTTGGAGCTAACTTAGACAATCCTTTATCTATAACTTTGTCTATCTCACCACCACCCAAAGCTGATAATGATGCACCCCCAGTATCTTGATCTAATCTTGTTTGTGCATTTTCACCTATCTGTTGAAACTTACTTTTTATACCAGTTTTAAGACTAGTAAGCATTGGACTGTTCTTGCCATACTTTATCAAAGCACCAAGACCCTCAGAAATACTTTCGCCTATGACACCTCCTTCAAGCATCAATAATGGTGTCCTCTGTAATTTTTGTAATAGATAAGGTAAATCTTCGTCTGCTTCTAGTGTTTCAAGCAATGCCTTTGTTGCTTCGCTATCTTGAGCAAGAAAATTAACTGCTGATTCTATAAGACCTTTATCTTTTGCTGGAATAACAATAGCTTCTGTTGCACCATACCCCAAAATATTTGTAAGAAATCTACTTCCAATATTTGCTCCTTGTAATGCTTTAGTTGCTACAGCACCTGGTGCTACAATTTGTGTGCCTACTTCACCTATCATAGCTCCAATTTCTTGTGCTGTTCCTTCAGGCTTGATTGTTTTGTTTACAGATTCATTTATAGCTTTCACACCTGGTATGTTTTCATTCATCCAAGGAACTGCGACTGTAGAATACCACTGACCAGTTAAAGTATCGGCAATCTCCATACCAGCCTTTGATGCACCACCAGGTAAACCTTTAGCTACACCAACAGCAAAATCACCAGCACCCTCTACGATATCACCAGCTACATCTACCACATCATCAAAGAATGTTGTTGGATAACCAATGGTAGATTTTGTGCCATCCCAGGATTGTTCATATTCTTGATCACCTGATCTAATATTATTAGACTTTTCTATTTCAGCATATAAATCTATCTCTGACATTACGGCAACCTCGTACTCGATAATATATTGTTCATTGATTGTAAATGTGCGTCTATCATTGGTTTAGTTCTATAATCTTTTAGTCTAAAGTTTTTGTTTTTGTCTTCCTCTAAAAATGTAAGAAAGGTTTTAATTTTTTGAAAATTAGCTCTATTGTACGCACCTGGCTGAATGCCTTTATTTGGATAGACATCTACAAAAGTGTCTAAAGCACTTTTTGCTGAGTTTAATTTGCCATTGTAAACTTCTATTTGTATTGCTTCTTTTTCATTTCCCATGACTGATCTTGCAACAGCAACAGCATCAAAGTTTTTGCCTTCTTTTTGTGCTTTTAATAATGCTTCTTGAACTCTACCTCTTATTCTTCTGTACACTTGTTGTTTTTCATACATAGGATCTCTTTCACCTATAATATCTGCTTCAGGATTAAAACCTAGTTCACCAGCTACAATTGTCATCGCATCTGAAAACTCAGCATCTTCACTTTGTGCAATACCATCAGCAATTTTTTTGTAATCTTCTACAGTTAATAAACTTGATTTTTCTTTTAAATCACCAAAGCTCAATTGATCGTCTGCAAGTTTTTTTGTTAGATCGCCTAAAACTTTTGCATCACTGACAGTTCTAAAACCACCAGCATTATCAAATTTAATTTTAAACTCAGCATAAGATTTTGGGTCTAGCCTTTCTAATTCCATCAGTTCTTCCTGGTAAGTATCACCACCTTCAGCCAATTTTTTTGTAAGTGATACAGTCAATGTAGCTATTCTTCCTTCTGCATCTTTGTCTTTTTTATTTTGTATTGTTTCATCAAAATTTATCTGTGATGTTTTCTCACCTCTAAGAGTTTTTGCTACTGCTAATTTTTCTCCCTGGCTCATGCCATTTAAAATAGCATCAATTTTTACATTTCCAGTTTTTTGAAAAGCTCCTATCTTATTTGCTAAGTTCGCAGAATTTTTTGTTTCTAAAGCAATTTCAACTATTTTATTTGTTCTTGTTTCTAACCATTTAGCATCCCAATCTTTCATGGATGATTCAATCATTGTTTTTGTGTATTTACTTATTGTAGCTTTTTGAATGTAATTTCTTTTTTTGTTTAAACCGAACCCAGGGTTATTAAATAAATTTTTTTTATCTCCGTATATTTTAGTTGTAAGTTCTTTTTCATTACCTTCAAAATTTAAGGTAGCATCAAGTTCTAAAGGCATATTTTTAAGGTCTACATCAAGTGCTAATGCACCTCTTATTTGTAATTTTTCTATTGATCTAGCTGTAGATGTTTTAGAGTAAGAACTATAATATCCAGCAGAAGCAGTACCAAGTTCTGCATAAAGTTTTTTTCCTAATATTGGAGATGCATTATCAGCTATCTTTACATATTCATTTGTTAAGGCTTTTAAATCATTACTGACTTCTGCTATGTCTGTATCTTTAAGAGTAGCAGTTTTAATTAAGTCACTCATTTGTGTTTTTGCAGTTAAAGCAAGTTCTGTACCTAAAGATTCTAAAGCAACTTTTTTTGCTGATCTTCCAAACACAGTATTCGTATCAAACTTTTCTGTTGCACTTACACCAGTAACAGCACTTTCTTTTAATTGATTTATTGTAATAGGATTTTCTGCACCATACTCAGCACCTTCTATTTCAGCTTCTGTTTCTGCTCTTTTCATAAAGAAATTTGACATTTGATTTAAGCTATTCGTTAAGACATCAAGTGTCCTGGCTGACTCTCTAACGCCAATATTAGATGGACCTTGTATGTTTCCTAACGATATTCTTTCGGTCAATGATGGGTATCTTGATCTTGCCATTAAAACGCTCTATTAAATGTATTTCCATAAAATGTTGGTTTTGGTGCTGTAGCTGGAGGACCACCAATACCTGATAAATTAAGAGATGCCATACTGAGTGTGCCTAATGCACTGATGACACCTTGATTTTTTGCTTCTTTACCAGCTTGACGTAAATCATCAGCTTGAGCTTTTGCCGAACTTAATGCTAATGATGCATTGTCTTTTGCTGTAAAGAAATCTGAGAACCCAGGATTTAATGCGTAATACTGACCTATGTCTACTGGAGTTCCAATATTAGGCTCTAAGCCACCAGCTCTTGCAGTAGCATTGATTGTTGATAAAACTTTTCTTGTGTTCTCTAAGGCTTTTATGCCTTGCTCTTTTGCTTTAACAGCTTCTATTCGACCTTCTAGTTCTTTGTATCTTGCACTAGCCTGATAACCTTTTTTTCTAAGGTTGCCTTGCTTAATAGATGCATAGGCTGATGCTACGGCTAAACCAGTACCGATGAGTGTTGATGCTGATGCTGATGCTATTACAGGTGCTAAAAATGCCATGTTATGATCCAGTCGATAATTTGTACTCTACGCCTAATACTGTGGCGAAGAGGGGTTGTGTCATTGTAAAAGTTAATTGTTCTGTTTCACTGTAGCCGAGCAAAGCTGAAACTCTTTTTCTGCCAGTAAAGACTGTTCTTTTTACATTGAGGTTCAATGGCAAATCTTCAAAGGGTACTTCAAATCCATTGACGGCTAAGTTCTGAGTTCTATCTACAATAGGGGTAACTTCAACAATTCTTTTCTTACGGCTTGAAACTACACCTGATGGTAATCTTGGTTCGGCTGGTAAGGTCTTAACTTCTACGTTATAGGTTAATCCTACTTCAACAAATGTTGAGGGTGCTTGGCTTATTGTAATTGATCCACTTGATACAGTTTTATCATCTTCAACAATGTCATCTCTTATAACATCTACTGTGTTTCCTTCTAAGTGTGACAAGTTTGCACAAGTGGTATTACCTGGTAGAGATTGATCAGGAGCAGTAGCGTTTGCAAAATACTGTATGTTAGCATCTGTTGTTCTTTGATCGTCAAACAATTCAAGGTATCGTTTGGTTGGTTGAACAAAATTAGTTACGGCTAATCGTGTTGTATCACTGCTTGTTACGGCAAGATTATTTGTACCAGTACCATCTCTTACTACAGTAACAACATTATTAAACATTGCGTTAGGATGATTGGTATTTACAGTTGCAGTAAAACCTGAGATAGCATTTATGCAATTACGAATATTAATTGCTGTTGTATTATTGTTTCCATGAGGTCTAAAGAAATGTGTGTTACCTGATGGTGCAGAGGGTTGTGATGCTCCTGAAGCTTGAGATTCTACTGTAAAGGTTGTGCCATCATTTTTCTTAAATACAATTTGTGTACCAACAGCAATGTTTTGATAGTCGCTAACTGTGATTGTAAAGCTTACAACACCAGTAGGTAAAACTCTTTCTGTTACTACATAAATATCACTGACATCTACAGCAACATCAAGAAACTTTCCATCGGTTACAAATTCAGAAGGAGCAACAACATTTTGTGATCTGAGAATAGAAAACACTGCCATCGTTCCATCTGTATCGTTTGGTATTAAAAGAAGGTCACCATCATCAGTAGAGGTTGCAACTCTCAATGCCATTGACCTGGGTGATTTTATAAGGTGAGATGCAAGTAAAGAAATATTATTAGCCTGGTAACTGAGATCAACATCACTAAATAAAAACTCTCGAATTGCTTTGCCTTCTCTTTGAATAAACAATGTACCACCTTCAGCTGACACTGGTTTTAATCCTTCTTTTGCTCCTCGTCTTGTTGCATTTTTTATAACAATGTTTGAAGGGGTGATAGGATCAAGATCAGCTTGTGGTACAAAAAACTCAGCATTTGTCGTAAAGATTTGTAAGTCTCTTCCTGATCTCATAGCTGTAATAGCATTAACAGTGTCGGTTGCTATAGTTACGAATATTGCATCATCATCTAAAGCTTCGGCTGATTTTAGATTAAAAAAATCATTTATCTTTGATCCAAACAAAGTGTTAGGTAATGACTTGCTACCACCAAAATAAAGTCTGCCTTCATGAAATGTACACGTTCTGAAAAATCCTCGACTATCTGAAACTGCATCTTCATGACCAAACTCAAACTCCCAATCAGTAGATGCAATGGTTTTATTAGCTTCAAAAAAAGGGAACTCTGCTGTTGCTTTTATACTTGAAGTGCTTACTACCTCTACTATTTTTGCTCGACCAAATCCATCTTTAGAAACAATATATTGATCTACTAAATCCGATATCTCAAAGGTTGAAGTGCCATCAGGAATTGGACTAAATGCTTCAGATACTGTAACTACGTTTTGTGTATAATCTGCAATAATCCTTTTTTGTCCAGCTCCAGTTCCTCCAGTTATAGTAAAAAAACGACCATTATATGCATCAGCTGTAGCACTGCCACCACTTATATTAATTTGTACATTAGTTGTTGCACTACTTACAGTGCCAGTTATACCAGGAATAAATAAAGCACCATTTGCAGTTATCGTTACCGATCCACTGACTGGATTTGCTGAAATTGTTCCAGTATCTCCTCTTCTTACGAAAGGAAAAGTATAGTCTGATGATTGATCTGTCGAAGTTTTACCAGCTCTAACAATCGTAAAAGCGTGTTTAGGTGCAGTAAGATCAATTGTTGATACTGTCCAATTTGTATTTGTTGCACCTCGTACAATAGAAACTGGAGACATATCCTCATGAACAACAATAAGAGTATCGGCACTTTGAGTGAAATACATTCGGTCTAAATCTATATCGCCAAAAGCACTAATTTGAATATAAGGATTGCTTGATCCATTGAGATTAGTAATTTGTTGTCCATTACCAAAAACAAACATCCTTGTTTCTACTACGCTAAATTTAACAAAAGCTAACATGAAGGATTCAGAAGTTGAAAACTCAAAAGGTATTAGTCTTATCCCATCAAGAGTTGTAAATGAAGGTCCTAGATGAGAAGTTAAATCAAACATAAATCTTAATCCAGGTCTTCTTTCAAAGCCACCTTGGGGAAGAATAACGACATTCTGTGCTTTCTGTAGACCTGATGCGTATTGCTGTATGTCTGTTCGACCTATGACCAGTGGGTCAATTTCACCGACAGTAAAATTAGATTGGTACATCGTCACCCTGGACATCAGCGTACCTCAGTTAAAAGATAATCAGCAATCACTGTTTTTGATTGTCCAGCTCCGTCAATGTTTATTGCTTGTCTAAAATAACCACCTCTCATATTTTCAGATGGTGTGCCTAAAGCAACAGTTTTCCAATAATCTGATTTTGTTGTTTGATCTGTTACTGGTTCAGCTAAATGCCATGCCATTTGATAAATCATCATTTGTACAAAGTAAGAGGGCATTGCTGACTCAGCGACAAGTTGCTGGTAATCAATAACAATCGTTGTTTCATTC